GGCCGGCGGCAATCCGGATTCTTCCAAAGAGGAATTGACAAAACTCACCTTAAATGAAGTTGCACACTCGATTTTCTATGCCCCTATGTATGTTGCCATTGAAAAAGATTATTTCCGGCAAGAGGGCATTGAACTGGAGCTCGTCACGGGATTTGGAGTAGTATAATTAGTACAAAATAAATGATACAATATTCAGGACGGCAACTCCATCCGCCCAACACTCATATACGCTGCGCGTAAAAAGGTGTGCATCATTTCGGTTGTCAGAGTCATACCTACTGGCAGCCGAAATTTAAAAGTATTTCCTGGTATCTCCAAAAACTCTTGGTAAAGTAAAAACGTATCGTAAGATTCGTAGATCTGATATTCCATACTTGTTCCCCCTCTTGTATTGACTACATATATTATATCACAGCGGATGGATTGCTGGGCTTGAAATTATTTTAAAAAGTTTTCGTTTTCCTATTGACTTTACGCCTTATATGGCGTATAATAAGACCATAAGATAAAGCAAGGGAGATGTGAAAGATGACGAGAAATGAAGCGGTTGAAAAAATCATGGAACGAATCGAAGAAATCAAAGATGACTATGATTTTGGCTATATCGGAGTTCGGGTGCAAGAAAATCCGTTTACACTTGGAGAGACGCTTGATAACTCCTTTGTATGGGTGGATGGTGAAATGACAGAAGAAGAACTTAATGGAACATGCGCTGTAAAAATTGATGAAGCCGAGCTTGCAAAAGGATACTTCGGAAATCACGTTGCTATAATCGGTGGAGACTCTGCGGAATACGGACAGGATCTCGGTGAAATCATCATCAGGAACGCAGAAGTACTTGAAATTGTATCATAGGAGTAATAGTATGAGAAGATATAGTGATTGCATGAGAACTGATGGTATGTGCGGAATATGCGCATTAACAAGCAGGGGGTTGGATTGTCACAACAACAGAATAAATGGCGTCATGTACAATAGGACATTGTCTGGAATGACACAGAAAGAACTTTCGGAGAAGACCGGAATTAACATCAGACAGATACAGAAATATGAGTGTGGAGAATGCGATACTGGGAAAATGATGCTTAGGAACGCAATTGCTCTAGCAGATGCGCTGGAATGCGATGTGAGGGAATTATTGTAAATGGATGATTTAACCGGAAGAAAGTTTGGGAAACTTACCGTGATTGAGAAAACGGAAAAAATAAAAAATGGCTCTATCGTTTGGAAATGCAAATGTGATTGCGGCGGCACTATATGTGCATCAACAAGAGATTTGAGTCAAGGACGAGTTAAAAGCTGTGGCTGCCTGAGAAAAGAAAGATATAATCTAATCGGTCAAAAATTCGGAAGGCTAACTGTGCTGAAATCTGAATCATGCGGATCACATCGAACATTTCTCTGCCAATGCGAGTGCGGAAATAAAGTTTCTGTACGCGGTGATAGTCTAAAAAGAGGTAAAACCGTAAGCTGTGGATGCTTAAAGCGTAATGGAGAGAAAGCCGGACAACTGGAAAGAGGAAGAAACCTAAATGATCATACATCTCTCATATTTTACAAAGGGACTGTATCAAAAAACAATACAACTGGATTTAATGGGATATCACTAATCAAAGGCAAATACAGGGCTACCATTGGATACAAAAATAAAACATATTATTTGATATCTGATAGTAACATTGAGATAGCGAAAGATGTCCGAAAAGAAGCGGATGAAGCTATAAAAAATGGAACGTTTGAAGAATGGATAGAACAGCTACGGAGGAGTAGAAATGAAAAGAAGCATTATTGATTTATTTAAAGACGCGTTAGAGTCGGATGATTATAAGTTCAAGGCAGCATTCCTTGTAGGGAGCCTAGTATCTTACGAATCGAATGACACGCCAGAAAAAGAAGTGCAAAGCACAGAGTATCTTACTGAGATTCTCGGATACCTACAGTCTGTAAATGCAAGCGCCCCAGACAAGAAAGAATTTATCAATAGAATAACGGAAACCATTGAACGGTATTTGAATTGGGAAGATGATACCCCCTCAGAGAGCTAATCTCCGAGGGGATTTTAATTAGATAGATTTTTCCGGTTCACGATATAATGGTTCCATCAGCCTAATATGCCATGGCGCTGACTTGCTCCAACTATAACATGGCATGTCATGTCCATAGTTATCCTTATAAATTTGCTGAATGATTTTTAACTCGTCTGGATGCGCCAAAGCTGTCACCACTCCATCATGCATCCAATAAACACATCCTTTTCCCTTTACTGTAAACATGCACTGCATATCTTCATTTTCTCCTTTCTGATCTGATACTGCGACTTGACTTCCGTTCATCAACTCTTTGATACGTTTAATAAAATACGCCTTTGTTGCTGATGCACCACCATGGATCTCAACCGATCTATGTGGACAAGCAGTAGCATATACCTCTTGATGCAGCATGATCGTGCTTTCGTTTGGTACGATTCCGTATTGCTTACACTTCTCAGCGGCCAACTGCAAAGCTTTTTCTTCGTTTGCTTTAAATACATCGAGATCACCCATGCTCTGGCATACCTCAATACTCAAAAAATTGAGATTTCCGTTCAAGTATCCGCAGTGCCAAGCGCAATTTTCGTCATCTTCCACCTGTAAGATTCCATCGCTGCACACATAATAATGAGCAAATCCGTTTTCCAAGTTTGCATTTTGTAAATAATTCCGATAATACGCTGCAGTTGAATTCTGGCTGTCTGCCCCATTATGAATAAAAATACCGACAGGATTTTTACCTCTCCTGCCGGCAATTCCTCTACAGATACTCATTATTTCTCCTCCTGTTCTTCCTCCTGCTCTTCTGCTTCAAATACTTTTTCCAGTTCTTCCGCTGTTGTTCTTCCGAATTCGTTCTGTTCGCTCATGTTCTCACCTCCTACCGTGCGATGTCGCACAATAAAAGAGGACGATTACTCGCCCTCCTGCTCCTGTGATTTATTTGTTAAAACATCCAGTGCTTTTTTTAACGCTTCCGGATATTTCACGCCCATAATTCCAACATTTTCCAAAATCGAGATACCCTCATTTGCTATAAATGCCAGTACCACGGCTGTACGGATGTAGTCTACGCCGAGAGTAACATCCAGCCGATATGCAATAAGTACGATCAGTAGGGATACCCCTTTTCTGCACAGACCTTTCCATGCAGAGTAGCTGCTTAGCGCACCGTTATCTGATTTGTTGCTCTTTTTCCAAAAGGCAGCGATCAGCAACCCGAGTACAAAATCTACACCCATAAAAATAAGTAATGTAGTCAAGTCCTCGGACCATCCTCCGATCAGGTTTACGACACCTCCTGCAATAGCTCCGAATACCATGCATAAAAACGCTTTTACATTTGCTAACTGTTCCATTTTCTTCATATCCTCACTTTCCTTTCTGTTTTTAAAGTATAAAAATAAGACCATTACGGTCTTGCTCTGATCTCCATATTCACTCCTTAAATTGCGGATATCCAAGATGTGCAGATTGTCCGCTCTGCGTAAGTTGCATTCCCAACATCCATAGAGATTTTATCTCCAATTCGGTATCTTCCAGTCCCAACGACCGTGCCTGCTACAACCTCGGCAAAACTACAAAAATGGTGCGCTAATGGTACGAACTCATCCGGTATGATCACTTCATCAAATTCGTTGTAACTACCTGTATTCGGAAATTGCGCAAGCATCTCGATTTTACAATAAACCACTCGACCAACCTTAGTAAGCCAAACGTGGATATGATTCCCAGAGTTTATGTGGGAATAAGGACCTTTGATTTCCCCGGAGTCAAATGTTTTGTACGATCCCAGATCGAGCGTAACTCCGTCCTTTTCCACCAGTACCTTGTCCTTAAATCTTGTTTCCATATAGACATCAAATCCGTCTTTCTCGTCACTCGCGACTCCACCAATCGCAACGCTGTGCCCTTTTCTGGCGATGTCTATCGATCTAGTTTGCGCTGGTACAATCACGGTTTCCTGTCGATTGCCGCCAAAGTCTGTGATTGTGACGATAACAAAGTACACACTCCCCGTGGATATTTTCCCATTCCCGATTATTTGGGAAATCTTTCCGCTTGTCGTGTTTGGGCATGTTTCGCTTGCTTTCACCGGACTCCCAGAAGCAGTCTCCTGATAATCTATCCTAACACTGGTTGCCTTGTTAGAGCTATTTAAGGTCTGGTCTACTTGCCAGCTCCCAGTGACTTTAATGTATGTACCATCACTCTTTGGAGTTCCGCTTGAGTCGCACCGCAATGCAGTCAGTCCGGTAATTGTGGGTTTGATGTATGCGATCTGCCAGACTGCATACAAGGTGATATCCACATCTGTGCCGTAAGTAGACCCCGGCATGTACGACACCTCTCCGGCAGATGACGTTGCCCAACCCATAAATACATACCCGTCTCGTGTAGGGCGTGCAGAGGATAGGGTTAAGTTTGACCCGTATATTTTCTTTTGACTGCCCGGCGCGCCCGTTCCTCCGTTTGCATTGTAAGATACGGTATGTTCCCACGTGATAGCCGAGAGTGCGTAACTTCCGCTTGCTGAGATTGTGGACGGGTTGATTCCCGTGTTAATTGTTGCGGAAAATCCTATGTTCTTGGGCTGTCCGCTTGTCGGCATCGTAATACGGAATGTCTTAGTTCCGCCAATGTTTGTCCATATCCAGTTCCCTCCACCGCTTCCAACTGCAAATGTTGCGCTTCCGGAGGTGTTCTGCCCGTCACAGCTCATGCTGTATGGTGCACCGCCATAATTGTATCCACCCCAGTCAAACGCAATATCAAACCTGATATCCACATCGTACTGATGTGTGAGATTCGCATCCCCTACACCACGGACTGCCGTGACATAGATTCTCCCCGTTCCTGCCATAAGTCCCTCCTACTCAATATATATCAGTGACAGATGCCCGTCCCCATTGTCCAACATTGCATAGTTACCTACACCAACCCTTTTGGCGCTTAGGTTATCAACTTCTGCCACCGGCATATATGCTTTTTCATTTCCAAAATACGCCAGCCCTTTGTCTCCTTCGTAAAATCCTAGGCGCGAGTTCGTCAACCTTGCCTTCAGGTCATTACTTGTTCCACCCAGTTCCAAAAACGGCGTAACTCCATCCGACCCCTGTCGCACCCATGTATCGATAACTTCCGTCTTGCCGTTTACGTAAGTTACGGTATTCTTAAACTCGGCGCGAACCTCATTCTTGTACTTTTCGAGACTGGTATTTATATTATTGACACTGGAGATTGCTGTGTTGGCGGATTCCTGTGCGTTTCCTGCCGCATCTTTCGCGTCTTCGATGTCTCCCGTGTATGCTTCTACCCATTTTTCGCCGTCCCAGTACTTAAGGACGTTGTTTACCGTGTCGTACCAGAGTTTAGTCTTATCGTCTGGTGGTGTTTCGGATTTTATTGCTCCATCCGTACCATCTTTGCCGTCATCCCCCTTATATTTCGACCACTGGTAATCTGCCGGATTATTACTTTCCGTTTGAGATTCCTTGTTATAGGCAAATCCGATGTAATATTTTCCATTCGGGCTGTCGGACATCCCACTTCCACTGGCATCATCGGCAAATTTAAACCATGTGTAATAAGTTGTTCCGTCTTTTCCATCCTCTCCGTCCATTACATCCGTGATCGTAACCTCGTAATACCCACGTTTTATCCCATTTTCCAGAGCCTCAAATGAGTACACAGCCTTGGTATCCACATCCTCTGCATTTACCGTCACGCTCTTGCCAACATAAAACTCTGTTCCATCTTTGCTCCATCGTATCTCCAGTTTGTCTGCCACATCCACGCCGTTATCGTAAGCGTAAGCTGTCAGAGTAGTGCTACCGATGCCATTTTTAAAGATAATGCCGTTGTTTGTTGAGATAGAGCAAGTATAAACCTTATTTTTATTAATAAGGTCTTGCATCCTCTGTAATAAGCTGTCCGAAATTTCGGATGTAAGCTCTTTGTAGTTTGTAAATACCGTCTTTGCTGTCTTTGGATTTGTAAGACTGCGCACCTGTTCGGACACTCTCGCCTGTAGATAAAGCACTGGTGTCCACTCCTGATCCTGCATCCTCACGGTGTCCCCGATGTTGGTGTCAAAATATCCATCCACCTCGTAGGTCACTACTGGTTCGGATGCTGTTTTAAGATCAGACAGAGCCATGCTATAGAGCTTGCCCTTGCTGTCTGTATCGTACTCTTTTCGCATCAGGATATAAGCATCAGCCTTATTTACGATATTGGACGGGAACCGGTCCCTTGCCTGTGGTGCCCGGATGATTGCGCCGTCTGTAAAGTACTCGATATTCCCGTTCTCATCGTATTCTTTTTTGTCCAGTCCGTTAATCGTCAGCCCGTCTTTTCCAGTTGGCTGGATACAGGTGTAAAGCTTCTCTGCATCTGTGGTTTTTCGGATTCCGGTAATTCCTTTTCCATATCGCAGTACGATGTCATTCCGGTATTCTCCGATTCCACTGTCGGTGTCGGAGTGTTCCCGGTAAACATTTAGGATGATCTCCTTAAGAGAGTAGTCCCTGTTTAAGACCGTCTCAAATTCGATTTCCGCAAAAAAGACGTTGGCCAGAGAAAACAATCTCTTTAATACTGACGTTGTACCTGTCCATTCGTTGGTGATTCGCTTGTCCGATACTTCGTTGAGCCCCAATTTTAGTGTTCTCTCTGCGTCAAATACGGCAAGGTACTCTTCAAAGCTCATTGCTTTTTCGGCTTTATATTCGCCAGCATCCTCATTGATAAGCTCAAATGACAGAGACCATGCCGTGGCAGTGATCGTCTGCTCTGTCTGGTCGGTATTTACGATATTTAGATAATAGGATTTCCCCTTATAATTAAACGCCACCTTATTCCCGGCTGTGATATGCTGTGCATCCGAGTGCTTTGCATTGACCGTAAAGGTGTAGGTATTCGCTGTACCCTGTAAGTATTCATGGAGTTCATCATCCCAGTAGTGCATGGACTTTCTATGTCCATTGTCCATGTACGCTACTGGCGTGTTATTTGCGCTTAAAATCGCAATTCTAACGCTGTCCATCACAAGTAGACCTCCCTTATTTTAGCTTTAATCTGTGGCGGTGGGGAAGAAAAGGAAGAGTAGCAGAACTGCACCTCCGTTGTTCCTGGTGGAACTTTAAAATAATCCGTTCCAGTAATTTCGTCTCCTTTTGCTTGCATCCCATTTACATAGACCTTTGTATTCTCTCCGTCTATAGTCACCACATCACCGGCACGATACCGGTTCGGCACATCTCGGTATTTTTCTACGTTGTCCTTGCGAAACCAGATTTTTTTAAGATAGTTGTGCGTGACAAGCTGATTTCCGAGGTCTCTACTGCCCCACTGTCCAATCCAGACCTGTATCTTCTCACACTCCATGTCTTTAATCTCCGGGATTGTGAAATAGTAATACTGACCGTACCAAAATATCCGGATCCGCTCATCCTCTTTTAAAAAGTCATTATGTCCGCCACCCATTTTTAAATTAAATGGGTTTCCCTCATAAGATGTCGGTTGGAAATTCAGTGTCTTGATTTTTCTGTCTCCCGGCGCATACCAATCAACATACGCTGTATTGCCAACGCAATCGCTCTTGTTGATAGACATTGAGCAGATCACTTTATTATCTCCTGTCAGAAACGCAATGGTCTGCGCTCCTGTCTGCCCCATCAACCCAGCTTCAAACCAGTGCTGCGTGTAGCAGTAAAAGTTCTTTGCTCCGCGTTTTCCCTCGCTATCTAATGGTATCGTGAGCGTTTTCATTCCTCCATTCCAGTATCCGGATGTTGCCTGTCCTCCTTTCAGCACCATCACATCATACCCCGCAACATTTCGTACTTCCAGCGTCCCCTGCGTTGTGTTTTCCGGGTTCTGG